GACTTGTCATTCGGGCCGTACTTCTTTATGTCTATACCAAAGTTTAAAAGGGTTAAAGTTCCCAGGTTGGTCATTCCCTTTCGCTCGTCCAAAGCGTACGCCAGTGCCTGAGAATCATGCCACAATGTGGTTGTGTCTATAACCTCTCTAAAGAAATAGTACAGCCACGAAAAGTCAAAGCCAGAGTTCTGGAAAATAAGAGTCTTTCCACCAGTCCTACTTTTCAAAAAACGGGCCAAGCTTTTCTTTATCTTGATTTGGTCAGAATGGGAAATCTCATCACGCTGATATGGTAAGACATAGGTTCTCTCACCATAGCTAAGAGCTATACTAAGTATCCGTGCGTTTGGGGCCTGTGGTTTGAACACTGTGCTAGGAGCTGACTTGCTAACAGGCTCAGCAAAGGTCTCCAGATCACAGGCCAACAATTCCCGCTTGGATAACTTCCTAAGGATCTTATCTATATCCTCAGGATCGGTTACAAGTCTGACCCCATCATGAAGCTGCTCTCGAGTGTGGATATCTGGTTGGGGTAGCTCCACCAACTCCGCACTTATCCTTTTCAAATCCCGGGCAAAGACTTCTGCAACATCTCCCGATCCATACTGATCCCTGGAACGCATGACATAGGATGGGTGGAATATTGGGTATAGCCAGCACTCGTGCGTTCCAACTCGAATAGGAATTCGTCTACCCCGCCAGGAGGAAATAGATTCCTTATGAGGTAAGAACCAGTGAAGTGGGACTCCACCTGTAGCTATGATAGCTCTGGGTTTTACCCGTTGAATGTCCTCCTCAATGAACCCACGGCAGCATTCTATTTCAATCGGCTCAGGGGTTCTGTTATCTGGGGGCCTGCATCTAATGACATTGTTGAAGCGAACACCTTCTTCATCATTTACGCTAGCCCGACGCAGCGCTGTCCGCAAAGTTTCACCAGCTCTTCCTACGAACTGTGTGCCAACTCTATCTTCAGTTTCTCCTGGAGCTTCCCCAAGAATATACAGCTCAGAATCTTTTGCCCCAGTAGCCTCCATCTTAGGATGCCGAAGTCTTAAGTCTCCTCCCCTAGGGCATACCTTGCACCTTTGCGAGTGCATGGTCTCTATAGACACACCCTTAGTAGTGGTCTTTGCAGTAGCTGCTTCATCATCACTGTAGAAGAATCCCATCTTACCGATCCTCAGAACGGAATATCATCAGTATCTTCTATCTCTTCCCGGACTTCTGGTTCGTCAGCTGCTAGCATTGTAGATATGTAATGAGTTAGATTGTCTGTCTTGAACACAATAACCCGTGAGGAGTGTTCAAATGAAAAGCTATCAAATAGGCCAACCGCACGGCTTAACGAGTCAATATGCACTGCCGTTTTAATAGTACCTTTCCACTTCTTTGGCTTCCAGGCAACAGCCTCATCTAACTTGGTTGCATGTCCAACTGACTTCAAAGAGATAGTTTTCTCAGTTATGATTAGTTGGACATTCTTGTAAGCTTCTCCTTTCATTAATGCCGCAGCTTTGCTCTCACTAGGGGGTCCCTTCAATAGCAAAGCAGCTCGCTGTACCGCACTTCTGAAAGCATTGGGGATCTTGGTGAGATTCTTGACCGGGTATTGGTTTATGATGTTATCCAACTTTGATTTGGATTTGAACTCTGAGCACTTGCAAAGTAGCAAAGCCTTCCCACCAAAGTTGAATGAGATGGAAGACTTGGAGATGTGAATCATCCCCTTTTCCACCTGCTCATTATCAATCAGAGTCCGAAGCCTTGATAGCTCTCGGAAGAACTTTACCGGGACTATAATGCACAAAGGCTCCTTCTCTTTTTTGAGCCCCCGCTCATAGTGCGTTAGTGTAACATTATCGGTCACTGTTAGCTGCAACTGCTTACCCAGCTCAATAATAACCCCTGCCTGCATCTCAAGAGCGGTATTCTGAGCAAAACACTGAGCCATTACTGTAAGAAGGTCGTAATCGTCTGGATACAGATAGGAGATAGGTAGCTTTACCTTAGCAGCCTCATGCCACTTGGTAAGCTCAGCTATGTTAGTTAGATATCCGCTCTTGGCTATAGAGGGAAATTGGGCATTGATCTTCTTGCCAGTAAGCTTTACAGACGATTCTCCTTCCTCCTTGAGTGAGAACTCAGTTGTGGGTTTTACACTGGATAGTAGATCAAGCAACAGCACAGGAAGGCTTTGCTTCAAGTCTATGCCAGCATTGTGAGCTGCCACGGCTACTATGTCATCATAGGTAAATACCCACCCCTTCTCAAAACAGAAGTGCTGTAGAATAGGAACCAGAGACATGGTTGACTCAAGCCGTCCGCCTTTTGCCAGCTCCAGGGTTTCTAAGAATTGCTCTACTGTTGTTTGCATTTCTATCTCCAAGGATATACTTACGGATTAGCCTACGATTCTTTTTAGACTTCTCACCCTTCCCAACAAATGAGGTAAAGAATGTCTCAAATGCTATTGGCCCGTTCTTACACCATCCAAACTTTGCCATCTGTTCTATCATGTCCCTGTTCTGAGGATTGGTAAGGGGGTCCCCAGCAAAGAATAGATTGAAGCCCTCGAAGCCAATTCGCTCCTTCCATAGCTGTCTATAGTGCTGAAAAAACTTTATGTACCCATAAGCAGCCACCAAGGACCTTAGTTGGTAGGAATTACTTAGGGCTTCAAAAGTTGGGGCAACAGAAAATCCTGGAATTGAATTTAAGTAGCTGTCTATAAATCTCTGAACCACCCCAGGCATACGCGCGTAGTGCTTAGAACTGTGTACTCTACTAGGAGAGGTAACTATAGTCTGCAACATCAGGCTTCCATTCTTCACTACTGGAATCTTGTACTGACCTACCGCACCATCATATCTCCAAGTTATGGAATCCATGCTATACCATGGCCATCTAGAAGCTACGGTTCCTGTTATAGCCAACCCGTGCACCCGCACTCTTGGAAACCCTTTTGAATCACAAATCTGCTTGAAGGCCCAATCTATATAGGGACTGTAGTGATGCTTGGTAGATGTCTTGGTAGCAATCCCTCCTAGGCAGAAGTACTCGTAGTTATCCAGTATGGAGAACAGTATCTTCTTGTCAGAGCCTACATGGAACACCGGCAGTGGGTGTAGACCGCATGATTCCATATACTTCTGAATCTTCATGGTCTCATTACCATTCCTGATAACATCCAGGACCACGTACATGGTAAGCTTGTCTCCATACTCATGCAGGCACTCAATATACCTATCCAGGTACTGCTTAAACTCCTTGGTCTTGTAGAACGAGTTCTGCAAAGCTGTGGGCTTACCTCGGGTGTTCCGCGTGAAGAAGGAGTACGCCCCAGAATCCAGAGCTACCTTTATGGTGCTAGGCTTCACTTTAGCAACGCCAGGAATTCAGCACGTGTTGCTGGGTTAGTTCTGAACATTCCACGCATTGCACTAGTTATTGTAACTGCCCCCGAGCGCTGCACACCACGGCTCTCCATGCAAAGGTGTCTACACTCCAGATGAACCGCAACCCCTCTAGCCTGTAAGTGTGAGCTAAGAGCATCTGCAATTTGGCTGGTAAGGCGCTCTTGTACCTGTAACCGTTGAGCAAAGATGTTTACTATCCTGACTATTTTGGATAGCCCCAAGATTCTGCCATTGGGTATGTAAGACACTACGGCCTTCCCGAAGAAAGGGGCTAAGTGGTGCTCACAATGACTATAGATCGGGATGTCCTTGAGAGTAACCATCTCGTCGTAGTTTTCTGCACCATCATCAAAAACAGTTAAGACGTCCTCCACCTGCTGTTCATATCCTGCTGTCCACTGTTTCCAAGCCTTCATGAACCTGTCAGGGGTCTTCTCAAGCCCTTGGCGAGTAGGATCTTCCCCTATGAACTTTAGCAAACTAGTAGCTATGTCTTCCGGGGATTGTTTTTCCCATGGCATAACCAACCAAGGGTCTTTTTCTTCAACATCGAATAAAGCCGTTCTAACTACGGATGGACTAACCATTGGGTAAGAGTTAAGAGTTTTTCCAGAGCGGGTTACTGAATCAAAAATAACATCAGCGTACTCAGATTTGTACACTGCAACTCCTGGAACCCTTCTTGCCCCTAGCGCAGCCATAAGCAAGTATGCTGCAGCCAAACCGCTGGTAGAAACTGCATACACAGCTATAGAACCATTCTCCTTCTTATGTGGCAAAAGCTCAAGTAAAGTGTCGGCAACCTTAGTTGCTCTAGCATCGGCTTCTAGCCTGCTAACCAATCTCTTAAGCATATTCTTCTCCGTTATCTGAGTAGGTCAGGTCTGAATGTAGCTAGTACTTCAAGTGTTTCTGAATCCTCAGCCTTACAGCGCCACACTCCCTCCGGTGCAAGTATCTTGGCTACTATGTCAGGCCATATCTCTGCTTCCCAAGGTGGAAAACTCCAGTGAGTTTTGTCCACAGCATTACCAGCTAGAGCAATCCATTTTCTGATGCACGCTTTGCAGCGGCCACAATGCTCCAGCACAGGATGGTAGCACGATACGGTCTTGGATAGAAACTCGGGAGGATGTCCCGCTGCTAAGTATTTATCCACCAACTGCCCCTTGGACCACCACTTGTAAGGCAGTCTAACTTGCACCTTCTCTGCATTTGGATAATGACCCCCGGAAAGCATGTAGCTAAATAGATTACTGGCAAGCTCAGCAAACGTACCATCCTTATCCCGGCTATTGTCTCCAGCAGTCGCAGATAACCAGACATCATTGCCATAGTAAGAGGCTATGGCTATCAACAGCAAATTCCTACTTGGTACGATCTTGTCCTCCCGCTCCAAGCCACTAAGGTCCAACCTATTGTCTATGATGACCGGGCGATCTGGCATTAGCCGTCGCAGGAAGTACTTCTCCTTGGCATTATATGAAGCCCGGGTATCCACATAGAGAAGGGACACCTCTGGATTTAGCATAGCAGTGATGAAGCTATCCAACCCACCACTATACAGCAGAATGCTAGTAGTCATTGTCTACTCCTACAGGGGACATCTGAAGTTTCATTTCTCCTAGTAACTCCAGAACATGCTTAAAGATTTTCTTTCTTGGGATATAGACTAGATTTGGGCCAAAGAATTGCCTAGCTCTTTCACTTATAAGCAACTCGAATAGCTCATCCCTTCCACCATCTACCCGTAGACCATCGTCTACATATTTGAGAGGAGCCAGAACGTAGACACAGGTGTACGTACCCATCCAGGCCTTCACGAACTTGCTAAGAGTAGGGTCTTCCCAATCCCCATTCTGTAGAACCATATGTGCATAGGTATCAACCACAGACCTGTCCGAGACGATTACTTCAACATCGGAGCGAGCTGCTAGGGAGGCTTCCGCGGTAGCTTTTTGCAAAACCATTAAGTACTGTGCCCACGGGTTCTCATGAATTTTACTCAGATCAAAAGTCATTGTGCGTCTGTATTCATTTACCGCACCGTCTACCAGATAGCCTGCTGACTTTAGCATGGCCAATAACTTCCAGGCCATGGTTGTTTTACCTGAGCATACGGGCCCGGCAAAAGCAAACTTAGCTATAGGTTTCTTAAACATTACTCCTCCTAAAGGTAGTAGTGGTGTGGTAGTCTAATCACTACCACACCACATGTACCCACAACGCGGAATTACTTGATTCGGCCAGCCTCTTTCAAGGCCTCATAGGCAATGCCAAGCCGCTTGAGACCGCTCTTGGCTCTGCCTTCGGTTATGGTGAACCCAGCCTTGGCACACTTCTCCACGGCCGCCTCAGCCTTGATAGACGGATTCTTGGCGAACACCTGAGCCAAGATACGATTGGCCCCGCGCTTACCTCCCCCTTTTTTCTTCTTGCTTGCCTTCTCCTTCTTTCCCTTCTTCTTGGGCTTCTCTTCCTTCACAGCAGACTTCTTCGACTTCTTGGCCACAGTAGCCTCCTTAGAACGCTTGGTTGGTTTAGCCTTTGCAGGCGCCTTCTTGGACTTCTTTGACTTTTTGCTTACCTTCTCCTCTTCTTCCTCTTCATCCTTGTCCTCGTCGTCATCTTCGTCATCTTCTTCATCATCCTTGTCCTCGTCATCATCATCTTCTTCGTCATCATCTTCTTCGTCGCCCTCTGACTCCTCCTTGTCCTCGTCATCTACCTCGTCATCATCTTCGTCGTCCTTGGTATCATCTTCTTCGTCATCATCTTCTTCGTCGCCCTCTGACTCCTCCTTGTCCTCGTCATCTACCTCGTCATCATCTTCATCTTCCTCATAGGAGACATCCTCATAGTCTGGAATGTCCTCACCGGCATTGCTGGCTTCGATAGCTGCCTGAGCCCATTTCTTGGCTGGCTCACTCAACTCCTCGTAGTCTTCATCATCCATGGCCCCGACGCACTCGACCATCTCAGCCAGATACTCCTCAGTACTCTCGAAGGCCTTTACCTTAAGGCCAGTCAGGGTTTCCAATTCCTTCTTGACTTTTTTTGCATCAGCTGCTGCTGCCATTTCCAGGTTCTCCTTTCGTTGTTTAGATGCTAAGTGTACCGCTATCTCAAATGGGTCTGTTACTAGAGTAATACCTCTCCCTGTTAAACTTATAAGTAATCCTTCAGGCACCTCCTTTGCTTTCTGCATTTCCACACTCCACCACTACCGAGTTGTTTGCCGTCTCACTAACACTAACCCTGATAAGCCTGAGATGAGGGGCCTCACTTAGCACCTTCTGTATCTCCTTGGCAACATAGTTGCATAAATTCTCGGAAGTAGGGTTCCACTCGAAGATGTGCAGTCGTGGCGTCCGCTCTTGAGAGTACGGAGTAACCCAGGCATTCCCTGTACCAAGCCTAAGCAAAGGGTCGTCATTTCTCAACAGCAAGGCATGGTCAAAAGGATCTATGACTTTCTGCATTATCTGCTTGAGATCAGCAAAGTCCATAACAAATCCAGTCGGCTGTCTGACAGGGCCTGCTATTTCTACTTTCCACAACCACGAGTGTCCATGCACATGGGCACACCTCCCCTTGTAGTCCATGAGTCGGTGTGCCGTTTCCGTGTACATCTGACGCACTAACTTAACCTCTTTCTCAGTCATTTCTTTTCTCCGCGTCCGGCCTTGTAGTCATCCAGTGCTTGAAGAAGTGCAGACAACTTTGATGAGTATAGTGGGCCGTTCTCATCAGAGAGCAGATATCGCGCCACCTCCACCACCCGCTGAGCGCGGGCGAGTTCTGCTCTAGTCTCATCCAATTCAGCACAGGCCCGTGATGTTTCTTTTCTCCACCACTCATGTTTCCGCTTGTGCTCGGACAGCAGCGACTCAGTTGCTATTAAATCTTGCTTAGCGCGGGCGAGTTCGTCACAGGCTTCATGCAGCACCTTGGTCATTTCCGATCCGCGCCCATGATTGGCGATGTTACGCCATAGCTTGATCTTGTCACTCATTCCTCACCTCCGCGTATAGCTGGGCGCAATACTGTTTCTATGACATCGTCACTGACGAACTTACTGGAAACCACGATGTACGTCTTGTAGTTACGAATAATCTTCTCACCCTTGGCAGATAGGCTATTAAAAACATATGCCTCATTCCAAAGCACGTTTCCCTGTTCATCAACCGCATGCTCCACAATCATTCCTCACCTCCGCGCAGGGCGTCGAGTTTGGATAAGATATGGCTTTCCTCGTCAATCCATACGCGAACGTCTCCGCCGTTCCTGGCTTTGTCGAGTTCGCGCACCGCCCGCTCCAGTTCTTCCAAGAGTTCGGCTTCACTAATTTTTCTGTCAAGCACAGGTAATGGAACGTGCTTTCCATAAAAAAGTCCACGCAGCGCTTCGCTCGGTTTCATTCCTCAAAGACTCCTATCTCTATCTCGCGGTCTATCTTGATGCGGGCCTCAGGGTGGCTGCCCTCATTACAAGCAACAGCTTCCGCCTCTTTTGTGGTTTTCCAAATAGACCCGAGAGATACTGATCCATCTGGTCGGCGGTAGACATTCGCATACCCAACCGCCCGCACAGTCTCGGGCTTGTTGATGAGGTCGAACTGTTCATCTTCTTGTTCGTCGAATTCTACGCAGAATTTTCCAGATTTATCCCAGCGTGCAGCAAAAGGGTTAAATTCCGGATTTTGCTGTATCAACCCAAACCTATACCCATCCTTCTCCTCCCCCAGCACCACAAACTCGATGTTGTCGCCGCGGGTGCGGAGGGGTTTATTCCAGTCAATGGACATCGCTCAATCCTCAATAAGGGTGGCAGCTTTGGGCTGTGGCCGGGTTCGATACCGGCTCCCGCTACGCGGGCAGTACAGATTCTCGGCCTCTGCAAGCTCTCGGCAGTCGACTGTTCTGACTGCCTGTGGGTAAACTGGCGTTTCCTTCAACGCCGCACAGCACCAAAGCCGCCATAATCAAAATAATCTACTAGTCAAGTTCTTACAGTACTTCTTAAGAGCTTCCTTAGGCATCTCACCAAAGTCCTTATATCCAGAAGGCAGTTCACCAGGTCTAACAGTACACCTACTTCCAACTAGTACACCACTAGCTACTGTAGCTTCCATGAAAAACCCCTCATCAAAAACCACGTATGCACGTCCAACATAATTAAGGGCCTTTCGTAGAAGATAATCCTGCTCAATAGATATCTCGGTATTGAACACAGACACAGCTGCTAATCCGTACTCATGCCCCACATAATCTAACTTCATAGCGTCAAAAGGCCCTTCCGTGATTACCAGAACATCCACACCCCCATGATCGGCCACACAATCCAGATTGAATACCGTCTGCTTGATAGGGACAGCTGCTGAGGCATTATCCATACTCAAGTACCGTATCTCAGAATTCGGGTAGATGCTTCTAGCAGTCCAGTTAACACACCAGCCATTCTCATAGACTGGGATTATTATCCTGTCACGGTAATCCCCTGCAATAGCATAGCGCAGGTCATACTCAGTTATCATTGCGTTGGTGTCTTTCTCAGATCCAAACCGACTGTTCAGATAGTCAAAGAATCGTTTCCCGGCACCGGTTTTGGTTATTGGTCTAAAGGAGTTTAGTTCACTCAGGAATCCCCGCTTCTGCTCGGTGTAATTGTCAGTAGTGGAATTTAAGTCAGTCACCACTTGCTCCAGTTCAGTACTATTAGGGGTTGTGGTCCTACCAAGTAGACGCTGGGCCTCACTTCTACTTATATGCAAGACCACGGACAAGACATTAACAGGATTTCTACCTCGGTGCAAGACGGACCGCCAACACTTGTATGCCCCCGATTTTAGATGGATGCTGAGATGGTTTGATGGATCATCTTCACCACACCATGGACATCTGATTGAGAAGTGACCACGGCTTACATTCTTACCCCGCTCAAAGCATTCTATTCCGCGAGCCCTAAGAACCTCTAGCATCAATTCTCCAACTGAAGCCATGGTGAATTCTCCGGTCAGACTTTCTTACGCTGAGTATGTGTATGTTGTGGTCCAAATGCCCCACCACCAGCACCCCCTATCCCCACTCCCATTCCACCCCCACCACCTCCACCATAATGAAAACTAGCTCTTCCAACTATAGTACTGCTACCTATACCTCCTGTACCACCCCTTCCTACACCAACAGTACCACTACTCGGTGGTTCTTTCCCCAATAGCTTACTCTTAGCTTTTTCTATTGTCTCAGCATACTTAACAAACTCGGTCATGATTAGTTCAACGCCAGCACAGTACAAGCCCTCTAAAGAAGTGAATTCCTTATCTACGCCAACAATGAGAGATTCATCCACGCAATGTCTGTATCTAGCCTTGGCTTTAACCGTCCATATAGGCTCAGCCCCAGGGGCTACCACCCCTTTGGTCCGTGCACTTTCTTTAACTGCAAGGGCCTCTCTCCTACCAAGAACAACTACTAAGTCCGTAAATTCAAGATTGAACTTTGCAGAAAGCCATGCTGGCACAGCATCTGCAGTATACTCCTTGCTTAGAATAACCCAATTACTAACCTGCTTTACCAAGTACTTGTAATTTTTCTTAGACAGGACAGCCTTCCAAACATCATCAAGTGTAAGTAGATTCTCAATGTTCATACTAACTTCTCCTTACCGCGCACAACCTCGTCTACCATATCCTTCCCTTCTCGAAGTAACTGCACCCGTTTAGCTTCGAGGGTATTCTTAGCCAGAAGGAAGTACGTATACACCCGCTTTGTCTGACCGGCACGCCGGCAACGTTTCATTGATTGCATGAATTTGATTACACTTACCGGGGTTTCATAGTACACGACCCGATTGGCTGCCTGCAAGTTAAGTCCTGAAGAACCTGAGTCAGTATTCACTACCATACCCTTTACTTTTGGATTTCGTTTGAATTGGGAAAGCACTTTCTTCTTATCCTTAGTAGCCCCGTTCAGACACACCACCTTCACTCTGGCTTTCTTCAATGCAGAAGCTATCGCCCTACCGGAATACTTGAAGGAGTGGAATACTACAAACTTGTCATCCACAGGAAACTCCTTGACTGCAGATACTAACCATTCTATCTTTCCGTTGTAATCAAACTCAAGCACACCATACTCAGTTATCAGAAAGGAAGATGCTACCTGTCTTGCCTTGGTAAAGATATTCTTGATCCCCAAGAAGTCCCGCTCCTTGTGATAGGCTTCCTTCATTACCATCTTGTAGTACCTACGGGCATCCTCACCTAACCCGATTGGGACATCTATTATGTGCATAGTCGGTAGATCGTGAACTTCACTATCCTCATAAGATAACGAGCGGTTCTGAATTGTAGTGTTTAGTAATCCACGCTTGCTATCATCAAAGACAAACTCGGGGAATTGCGACCAGGGATTCTTACGCTCCTTAAAGAACAGAGCCCTGTATAGGGTCAGCGTCTGACCTAACGTATTTCCCCTGTCTATTAGATAGAATTCAGCCCAAAAATCAGCCGGATCTGCACCAATAGGTGTGCCTGTTGCACCAAATCTGTGATTTACACCCTTTGACAATACGTTGATGATGCGAAATGCAAGAGTTTCCCTATTCTTAACATTTTGTATCTCATCCAACGCTATTAAGTCAATATTCTTGGATAGCCGTCTGACCCGTTTTTTGTTTACTACATACTGGGTTTTTCTGTTCTTTCTGTTGGATTCCACCCGGTCACACATAGCCAAGACAAGCCCGGCATAGTTGACTATCAGAATATCGTACTTAGCATTGAGCAATAGATCGGTGCGGTCAACTATTGGGCCATCTACCACCTTGCACGTTAAGTTAGAATGTAGCTGAACCTGCTCTTCCAGGTTATACATATTGACTAAGTTCTCAGCTACCAACAGAGTTCTAGTAACCTTGCCCCGGATTTTTAGTATTGAGATAAGATCTAGTAGTATCTTGGTCTTTCCCAAGCCCATCTCATACATATAGATGAACTCACCTAGACGTAGCCCTAGATAAAGCCCCACCAACTGACATAACAGGGGTTTGGTTTTGAACTTGAACCCCTCTGGTAGATATGTCTTAACTGCACGGTATACACGCTTCCTGGCCTTGGCTTTCAGATATCGCCAGTCCCTGAGCTTGCGGGCTCTGAATTCCTCTACCGCAGTCTTAGATACTAACATCGTCTTCTCTCTTCTTCTTTTCTTGCCGGAACTCCTCCTCAACTTGGGTCAGGTAGTCATCGTAATCCTGTATAATTGCAGAGTCTATACAGAACTGACCCACCTCATAAGCTTGCGAGATTAAGATTATTTTGCCACTAACTTCATCACGCACCTTGGAACCATATAGTCTGGCCAGACCAAGTTGCTTTTCAAAGTGAGTTTGATTGTAGGTTATGACATAGTCAGCTGTCTGCATTTTTGAATAGTCTTCTGCAGAATGCTCGGTGGTTATCAACCTGGCGCGCTCACTACTCCTATTGGACTGTGAGGCTGTAACTACAGCAAAATTCCTTTCAACCCCAAGCCCCCGGAGTTCCCGGTATACCCTACCTGTATCCAACCTCAACATCTGCGTATCCAGTTTCATTAGATCAGCATAGTCTAGAATCAGAACATCAGGGATGAACTTGTACTGACGCTCAAGCACATCCAAATAAGCCGACAACTCCGGGATAGTAAGTTGGGCTGTAGGAAATTCCTTTACAAGTAGCTTAAGCCTTGAGAACTTCTTGGCCTTCTTTCTCAAGAATCTTGACCCTGCTCTAGTGCCAAAAGCCGGTCTTAGTTTTGCGTGAACACGACTATGCCCTAGATACTGCCCATACTTGTCCTTGGAAAATTCAAAGGGTTTTATCTTTACCCTATCCGAGTCATCAGTAGCATGCTTACCAACACTGAATAGGGCTTGCATGTACCGCTTGAGTATCTTCTTCTCAGACATCTCAAGGGTTATGTGTAGCACCCGCAAGTGATGAAGCACACAGCTCTTAGCACAATTTATCAATGCCCAGGTCTTACCCCGATTGGTGGGGGCCATAAATAGGAATAGCGTTTTTCTACCAGGGCCTATATGTAACTTGTCCAATGTCTCTACGCCTGACGGGAACATTTCCTCGTCATAGCTACTAGAGATAACGGATTTTGCATCTGCAAGACTAAGCCCTTTCTCGAAGACAGTGTCATGCTCGGATACTGCCTTAAGAATTACCTCTTCAGCTTTGGCTACTTCTCCTGTTTGAAGATACTTGGCTGCATCTATCACCCCACCTTTTAATTTCTGCTGCCGGATAAATGCTCGGAGACTCTGCAGAATGTACTCCTCATTGTAGCCAGACCTCTCAACATAATACAGATCCTTGAGAACCTGTCTATAGCTTTTAGCACGGCGCTTGTCCCCGGACATTTCCTTCTCAAGAAGGTCAGCTATGTGGGTCTTAGGTGGCTTCTTGTACCTTGCAATGTAGTTGATAGCTAACTCAGCTACACGCCGATATATCTCATTGTCAAACAATCCAGGGCTTACCAATCCAGCTACTATACTAGCCCCAGACTCACTAAAGCACAGCATGGTCAGAACATTCTCTTGCAGTGGTACTGGTGTTGCCTGTGCGCTCATTCTTCAATTCCTCCTAGCACGCATTATATCATTAATCAACACCAATGATTTTGTGTTGCTGTATGCTTAGGATATAGCCGAACTTTTCCGCCGAGTTCATTGCCTCCTTCAGATTGAGAGCATTCTTTGCTGCATCATAGGAATCACAGGGTTGGACATAAATAGGAACTCCAGCGAAAGGCCTTTGAAGCTTTCTAGTCGTTCCCTTAACTTGGGTAGACTCCATTGGCAACCCGTCCTCTTGGCTAACCTTGCCATGCTCAATGATATACTTCCAAGCCTTGGCCAAAGAACACACCTCCTCTGCGACCTTGCCCGTCTTTGGGGATACGACTATGGAGCATTCTGGCTGTCTACATAGTAAGCCCATATCCCAAGAAAGGCTTCCTCCATGTGGATACCAAAGTACTCCAGCTGTCTCTATTTGGACAGCATAGTTGTTATCCAGAAGAGCAGAGATTAGTGGGACCAGATTCTGAACAAAGGGCTCTCCTCCAGTAATCACCACAAGGTGCTTATTCCCAAAGGCATGGCATGCTCTTGTGGGGGTCCTTTTGCTCTCTCTATTGAGTTGTTCAATAGAACGAACTATCTCATCTACAGATAAGCATACTCCAGCATCAAACGCGGTATCGCAGAAATAGCACTTCAGGCAACACCCTTGCAGCCTTATGAAGGTGGCGGGCATTCCGGCAAAAGGACCTTCTCCTTGGAAGGTGTTGAAAATTGAGTTAACGTGCAAATCCCCCTGCACATCCAAATACTGCTTGGTAAGACTGTTCATTCCAAACATTATACCTCCTAAAAGCTAGACTACAATGGGTTACTATATACCATTGGCACGTTTACACAGACTGGTGTTCTGACCACTGTTGACTAACTTTGCCGTGCGGGGCTCCTTTTGTACACTGATTCGTTTATTGGGTTTGGTGTTCTATAGCACAACGCCTCACGCTTCTACACATCGGGTTTCTATGTTCGTCAGACTCACTATACCATTATGGGTTACTATGACGGTTTGGTGCGTTTTCTTCTCATGGATAACTTTTAGCCAATGACTAACTATATCTGTACTGGTTTGCTAGTACTATTGGTACACTTGCCAATCATGGGTTACTAGTCGTTGTTGATTAGCTCGAACCCCTTGAGTTACTAACTTCTAATGGCTATAGGTATTTCTCGGCTTTCTTGAGCAATTGCCAAGCCTTGAACAATCGAACACAAGCCACTACCTGTAGAATTAGAGATACAAGTAGCAGAGATACGGCATTGTGTCCTTCCAAGAAAAGCCCACCAACCACCCAGCAGGCAAGACCTACAATAAGAGGGGCTCGACTACTGTCCCTTGTAGAGTTTGCCTTATTCAGTAAGGCATAGAATTTTGCATGATCTTGTTGGGCCATCTAGATATCCTCCGGCCTATCACTTGAACTCAACCTTATACTCTTTCATGATCCACCCCAACATCCACCCCATGCTTTAACCCGAGCTTGGCCTCAGCATAAGGTGGATGCACAGGGAGCCCTTCCACTGCACGCCAATTGGCATACAGATCCATAAGGAAGATCTTGACCATGTAGCGCATAGCCATCATATGTCTGTGCTTCTTGGTCTTCTCCTGGTGCTTGGGGCTGTTCTCTAGCCTGTTCTTGTAGTTGTAGTACACCTCCGAGTACTTGCTACCTCCGGACCTCAGGAAGGATGCCGCCAGTACCCCCAGCAACTTGGTACGCAGAAACGGGTTGAAGGTAATGGACGCCTTGAGCTTTGTCTCCCCTTCCGATGAGACGTACTCGACCGTGCGGAGATGTTCCTGTCTCTTGGAACGGGCCTTACCATCCTCGGCAACATCCAGACCGGCGTATTTCCAGAGACTGCTCACGTACTTGGCCTTGGAGATGTCGAACTCGGAGATAATGACCGCTGCCATGGCAGGACCCACTCCTCGAACATCCTTTAGAAAGGAATTGTAGATCGGGTAGTCCGTCAGGATTACCTCCAGGGCGTTGAACATGTACTTCTCTTTGCTTTCCAGTTCCACGTACTGAGATAGCATGGCATACTCAGCGTAGCTGTCAATGACCTCCGTACCCTTGAACTGCTTCTTCTGTCTCGAACCCGTATTCTGGGCAACGATTCCATTGGTAATGAGCTTGTGCTCAGACCGTAGCAACTTCAGAACGGCCTGGGCATCCTCGTCCAGCTCTTCCTCGGGATGACTGGGGGCTTGCCCCAGCTTTGTCTTGTAATTGGCCACGATACGATTGCCCATTTGAATCCGCAGCTTCTGCAGATCGTATACACCACGTACCATCGGCTTCAATGAAGTATTACGCATCTCACTGTCTCCTTATAAAAGTAACTTCGGTTGTTTGGATTGCTACAACTCTGTGGTTCACTTAACTCACATGGATTGCTACCATTTCTGGGTTCACTATTATCAATTGGATTGCTTTCACCTCATGGCCTATTTGTGTGGTCTGGGCTACCTATATCTGTTGATTCATTCGGATGCTCCGGTTTTCTTGCCTATACTGATTCACTTCGGTGCCCCCCCCGGTTTCTTGCCATCTATGATTCGCTACCAACGCGTGGATTACTTCACTCTGTTGGCTTACTACTCATTTTAGGGCTACTGATCCTTCATGGTACGTTTTTTCCCTATGGATTTCTAATTAATGCTGACACGTTACCTCATTCTGGGTTTCTCGGCGACAAAGACTCATTCTGGGTACTTGGGTTTCTGGCGCGATATGACACGTTCTGCTCCTATGGGTTTCTAAACAATGCTGACACGTTACCTAGCTCTGAGTTTCTTGGGTGATTAGACTCGCTATTCCAATCTGGGATACTTCCATCTTTTGACTCACTAATGGCCATTGGGTTACTTGCCCTACGTGGTTAAAATGCAACCTTGCACGCACCTACATCCCCGCGCAAAGCCGAATCAATGCTTTGATACCTTCGCATGACCCGGGTTACATACTCCTCATCACCGCCTCCATTATACAATCGAAGGGCCTTTTTTACAGACTGGGTCCGCTCGACCAGGGTCATCAGGTAACGTGCCCCAGCATCCACATTGGTGTGTATATTGAATGCCTGTTCCCATACCACTCCAAGCTCTCGGGTAGCCGTGCGCCTAGTCAACTGCATCAATCCACGCTCAAGACTTTGCCCGACAGCCTT